TCCGAGATTCCAGCAGACAATGCCTGCATATTTGGTGATGTTTTCGATAACGGGACGCATGGTATCAAACCACGGCTCGATGCCTTTGGTTTCGTAGTCTTTTCCGACACCGTAAGGTGGGGAGGTAACTGCGACCTGCGCTCTGTTGCCGTTCATCAGCTTCGCAAAATCCGCTGCGCTGGTGCTGTCGCCGCACATAAGACGATGCACGCCCAGCTTCCAGATGTCGCCTGGCTTTGTGATTGCGCCTTTTGCCTTGACACCACTATGTTCTTCGTCGATATTGAAGTCATCCTGTACCGCCTCTTTCGAATAGAATGCGTCCATCAGTTCGTCAATCTCGGCTGCGTCGAAACCAGTGAGCGTTACGTCGAACTCGCTGCCATCAAATTCTGCAAGCAGCATGGATAACTTATCCTTGTCCCACTCGCCCTGAATTTTGTTGAGCGCGATATTGAGCGCCTTTTCGCGCTTATCGTCGAGTTCCACGATAACGCAATCGACCTCCGTGATACCCAAGTCCATGAGAACAGTGAGTCTCTGGTGGCCGCCGACAACGTTGCCTGTCGCCTTATTCCAAATGACCGGCTCTACATAGCCGAATTCCTGTATGCTGCGTTTTAATTTCTCGTATTCCGCGTCGCCAGGTTTCAGTGCTTTACGCGGATTGTATGCCGCAGCTTTCAGCATACTAACGTGTATTTTTTCTATCTGCATTTCTGTCTCCTATACTCTGTATTCCTCAAATGACGCGCATTTGCGGAAGATGAATTTATTGTTTGCCCAGCGCTGCAGCTGTTTGATTTCCTTCGGCGCGTTGGGCTTGTCATATACCATGACATACGGGTCGTATCCGAGTTCGCGCACCGTGTATATGCGCCAGAGGTTTTCCTCCATCGTCGAATTGAAATTGACCAGTATGTATACGACTTTCGTGCTGGCGGATTTGCGCCTGTATGCTGCTGCAAACCTACGGAAGTGTTCGGTGAGATCCTGCTTCGGATTGTCCCACGCGAAGTGTATCCGCTTTATGCGCATGCGTCCGAGCTTTTCCGCTATCTCCTCATCTGCCAGTCGTATATCGAAGCCCTGATTGACATTCACGATCGCTCGGCTGTCTATCAGCTGATCCAAAAGTTCCAACCGGTCTTTGCAGGCGAGAAGGTTCGGGTCGAGCAATTCTATCTTTGGTTGCCCGCACCAGAATTCCGAGAGGTCGGCAACCTTGCGGCTGCGCAATCCTTCCTTATCTCCGACAATACAAAACGCGCAGTGTCTCGGACAGCCGCGCGTCAAAAATCCGTATGCGGTATCCGTTATGCCGTATAGACTGTAGTATGGCATAATGTGTTCTGCCGCGTCGGGAAGTGTATTATCAAGCCCGTAGCCCGTACCGCCTTTGATGACGATATCCGCGCTTGGCTTGTATGTTATATCCTTGCTGTATGTTTCGTCGAATACCTTTGACTGATATACGATATCGTAATGCTTTGCGTGATCGTACCACTCGACGCTGTCTCCCAGCGCTTTATGGTATGCCGCCAACTTCATGAGGCAGAGATTCGGGAAGTTGTGGCTATCCACATCTATGAGTCCGATATTCATATCCGCCTCCGTCAGCCGAGCAGCTTTTCCATCAGGTCGTCATTCGGATTGCTGCCGCCGATAGGCGTCTCGCAGTTGTCCTTGACAATCTGGTATATCTGAAGCCAGAGAATGTTTGCCTGCTTCAAAAAATTAAGTCCCATCGACACATACGGGCTGGCGATCGGCATCTGAGTTGTCGGGTGCTTCGCTAAAAGTCCGTACTGATTGATGCCTTCCTCGCACTGTATCCATCTGGTAACGTACAGCGCGTACTGTTCGATGAGTTCCTTTTTTACGTATTGCGTGCAGCCGCGCTCGTGCAGCCATTTCCACGTGTCCTCGTATATCTGTGGTGTCAAATTCTGATTAGAATTCTTCGTCACCTGCTTTAAGTATTCTGCGATAGGCGGCATATCCTCTCCTGACAGCGACGCGCCTTCGCTGCTGGGAAATTGCAGCTTGGTGAGCGGTGCTTTGCCAGGGTTGCCGTCTACGATTTTCTCTGATAGCGCCTTCTTTTTCCGTCCCGCGCCAGGACGCGCGCCTCCATGACCGTTTGCCATCCGCCGCACCTCCTTTTTTCACTTGAAAACCCGAAAACTTGATTTCGGGGGGTATATGGTCTCTTGATTTCCCGAAAATTTGCGCGATACCCCACGCCCGTTGCCCAATAAATACCTGTGGGGATTTGACTCCCCCTACCGTCAGGGATTTTTATTCCAGCGGTCGCCGCGCTCCGCGTGTATGCGTGCGTGACAGGATTTGCAAAGAGAAATAAGATTATTTCGTGCATGCGTTCCGCCTTCTGCCAGCGGGATCTTATGGTGTACTTCCTCTACCGGCACGAGCTTTCCGTCCGCCTGACAAAGTTCACACAACGGGTGCGTCTCTGCGTAGCTGTCTCGGATGCGTTTCCATGCGCGACCATACCTACGGCGTACAGCAGGGTCTCTGTCGTACTTCTCGTAGCGTTTGTTTTCCATTTTCTCATGCTCCGCGCAAAACCTACCGTCTGTCAACTGCGGACAGCCAGGATAGGAACACGGTCGCTTCGGCTTCTTTGGCACATCGCCACCTCCTTTTCGGGCATAACAAAAGCCCTGCAGGATTTCTCCAACAGAGCTTCAGTGTATTATTCTTTCGCATTATAATTATATCACTAATGCCTACTGACATCAACTGACATCGACTGACATTGACTGACATAATTGCGACTATTTGTTATTTTTTATTTCCTTTGCTGCCACCTCCATATGCGCGATTGTTGGGATTCAGCTGATTAGAGCGATTATCCCGATTTGCCTGATGTGCGTGATTGTTGGGATTATGCTGGTTGGCATAATGATCCACCTGTTTTTGTGTGTGCGTATGCGATGATACGCCGTTTCCTTTGCTCATGTTCTTTCCTCCAGTTTTACAATGTAATGAATAGATGTTCCGCGTTTTTTCTGTACCTGATACAGTCCATTCTCCAGCCAATAAGTAATTTTATCGCCTGCTTCCTGATTGGTTATGATGTTGGTACAAATCATATTGTCGCGCCTGTTTTTGCCGCCGCGTGCCAGCGGGTGTATATGGTGAATATTCCAACCGCAATATACTTTCGTGCCGTTGCGCCACTCGTAATAGTTTGGATCACCATACGCATCTCTGTACATAAGCCCGCCATCAAAATCCTCCGCATATGCTGCGTTTCCGTAATGAGATTGCCAGAGCTGCATCGCCAATACCCGTGTTATTGTCATGTTATCACCTCCTTCAGACTTGAGAATAAAAAAATCCCCTGCACAGGATGTGTGCAAGGGACTCAAACAAGTCTGAATTTGTTTCGCTTTACACACATCTTTGACAAATGGGCATGGTTATCCCATTCATCGCATATGGTGTAAAGCATTGATACGGCAATCGAGCCCACCTCAAAAGGATGTAAATCCCCGGAGCTTTACCATGGGTTCTCAACTCGCGTAACGAGAATTTAATCGCGGGTTGATAGTATCAACTTTTTACAAAAGCCAGCGGGCTGCTACGCTACCGGGTGTATCTGGGTCTTCTCGTCCAACTCTCCTCACCGTCTCACGCGGGCACATCGGGGTGCCACCCTCCGCCAACTTATGTAATAATTATAGCACTCTGATCGGATATTGTCAAGCTGGTACGACGAATTCGCGGAGTGCTGCAGCGTGAATTCTGTAAATTTGTCGTTCACAGTATCCCATGCTTGCCGCTATATCCTGCCATTCCATACTTTCAACATACCGCTTGTAGAGAACTGCTCGGTGATCAGAGTTTTCCATTTGGCTGATAGCGAGCTGTATTTCTGCCGCTAATTCCGCCAATTCCTCCACCTTTTTCTTCAATTCATCCTTCCTCTCGATTATTTTACATACGAGATCTGCCATTCGCGAGTGCGACGGTGAAGGATTGTGCGGCATACCTGTTAGGTTGGGTCCGCAATAGGTTGCGGCTGACTCCAATCGAAGTATGTCTTCCTGCATGTTTTCTATCGTCCGCTTCATTCGAAACGCCTGCGTCAAATACTGTTTTGCCGTCATGCGACCACCTCCGCGCGAATCTTTTCTATGATATACGCGGGATCCGCTTTCGTGAGCGTCTCAAACCACTTGGAGTGGAAGAATGCCTCAACTTCTGCTTTTGTTTCGAGCGCCGCCGCGTTCTCTGGATGTGTATTTAATCTGCGAAGGGCTTTCTTGTAATCCCTGACCGCTGAAAGAATTATTGCGTTTGCGAGATTTTCATAGGGTGTCATGTTTTCCATTAAGTTTCCTCCTCTCCGTGTAATAGTGCTTTGACATCATCCACGCTCTTGACGACGCCTGCTACGCCGCCCGCTTTCCGAATCTCCGCTATGGTTGCTTCTTGGAGGCGGGTTGGCTTGTTTGTGCCAACCTTTGCCTCCAGTCCATAAAACCGACCTTTGTAGCAGACGATGATGTCCGGTATTCCTGCCGTACCATATTGACCTCCATGTTCTTTCCAAAAGAAGCATTCTGGCAGGGATTGCAGGTATTTTCTTATGTTTTGTATGAGTGTTTTTTCAAGCATTTTGTTTCCCCCGTAGAACCCCCTTCAAAAAAGCCATTGAAGAAAGGTACTTGCTGTTTTCTGAATTACTGAATATATCCGAATTGGTTTTATATAAAAGTCGCATATGAAGATGTAATAAGGAAAAGTTACGCAAAACCGCTTCGGAATTTTTCAGTCATTCAGTTTATAACCTTGATGCCTCGCCACGAAGTCCGATGCCATACCATTCGTATGCACCCGTAGTTCCTGCTCGGCGTTTTGTAAAGCCACGCTCCAACAATTTCTGGCTGAACGGGCGCTGCGTCAACGGATATTCGCCGTTTTCCTTACACCATTCGTCGTACTTTGCACGAAGCATTTTGTTCGAAACACGACCTTTTTCTGAAATCACACAGCATTCGTCCAAGAAATGCGAGAATGAATCCATTTCCTCTTTGTATTCCGTAGTCGCCTGCGTAATTTCATCGGGCGCGCTGAGTCCCGAATGCAGCCACATCATGCAGCCTTGTACCGCCCATGCGAGAATGCCAGGCAACTCTTTTTTCAGGATTTTCTGCGAGAATTGCTTGTCGCGCTCGCGCTCCGTAAATACGTTGGTGAACGGAATGAGCTTTATGCGTCGCCAGATGGAATTTGTCGTATCGCGGATATTCGGTTTGTGGTTAACGGCAAGGAACACCTTAAACTGCGGGACGTATTCGAAAAACTCACCATACAAGAAACGCGTTACCAGCTTGTCGCCGCCTGTCATGGATTTGATAAGTTCCTCGCTCAGACGTTTGCCTTCCTGCATCTCAATCGCTGTTACGAAGCGGGCGCCGTTAAGACGTGCGATGTCGTTATTGACGCTATCATTCTTCTTTTCCATGAAGCTGTCCGACTTTGCACTTTGCGCGTAGCCGTCAAGCAGTTCAGAAAACACATTCAAAAGTGTCGACTTGCCGTTGCTGCCAGTACCGTAAAGAATGAACAATGCCTGCTCGGACGTGTCGCCTGTGAGTGCATATCCCAGTGCGCGCTGGATGTACTTTCTCACCTCCGCGCTGCCGTTGGTTACCTTATCGAGAAGAGAGTCCCAAAGCGGCGTGGCGCAGTCTGGGTCGTACTTTGCCTTGCACATCTTTGTAATATAGTCCTCGCGGCGAAAATCCTGCAATTTACCTGTGCGAAGGTCGATTGTGCCGTTCTGACAGTTGAGCAGCCACGGGTTTGCGTCCATCTGCTCGGTCGTTATCTTGAGTTCGGTATAATTCGACGCAATGTCCACGATCGCACGCAACCTGCCAGCCGACTCGCTGCGCAAGCTATGCTTGATGAGTTCGCGTCTCCTATCGCCATCGGGAAGGAGGTTTGCCTCGTTCATGATATTTCTCACGCACGCAATTGCGTATGTAATAATCGTGCCTTCATCCTGCTGCCAGTAGCGACCATTCCAGATGTACCATTTCTTATGCGTATTGCTGTAACGGATATCGTTGCCGAACATTTTGACAAATCTATCCGCGTTGCCTGCATCCGTCAGCTTGAAATCGTCCTGTTCCGCTTCCGGCTGATAGCGTGTAATGCTTTTTGCAATACCGACTACCGTCTCATCGTCCAGCGGAGGATCTAACTGCTGCGCGTTCTCCGCACGCAACGTTGCAATGATACCTTCTTCGCTCACGCCTTTGCGACGAAGCGCTCCAGCCAAAGACGCGAGGTGATTATTACGTCCACCCTCTTTTACTTTCTGGCGGGGTGTCTCACTCGCTGCCACCTTTTTCTTTGCCGTAAACTGTGTGCCGACTTTACGGATTTCCTCCACGAGCCATGCGGGCATGTCCGCTGCGGGAATATCGAAAGGCGAATGTCCTGCGTCCCACACATAACGGTTGCCGCTTTGATGCATGCTCGGTGCCGCTACGATCATACCGCCTTGGGTGCGAATATCCAGACCGTCGCGGAATCCGACTGCGTTCTTTAAGCACAGTTCCTCCGTGTATTTGAAGATATAGTGCTTACCGTCGCCACCCGTTGTTGCCGTAATCGTCTCTGGCAAAAGTTCGTGTTCATCGCAAAGCAGTGCCAAGCTCTCATCTCCATGATGTCTGGTATCCACGTCGAGTGCTACGAGTCCGCTTTTCTCACCCATCGGAATGCCGATGTTGGCGGAAGGCGTTTTCGACCACCAGCCCTTGATTTTTTCTGCATCGGTGGTCGCTTCCTCGCACCAATTCTTTATACGGGGGTGTTTGCCTTTGGCTTGGCACATTGCACCAAGTCGGCATGAACACGTCCCGTCCTGCTTTATCCAGTGCAGCGGGAACACAGGTATTCCTGCTGCTGCGTACTGTAATGCCGCGTCAATTAACTTCATGTGTTTTTTCCTCCATATCCTCAGTAAAATAGCGGATTTTCTTGTTCATACGGCGGGCTGCGTCTATCTCCGCCTGCATACCGTTGCTGATCGTATCCCCGAACACCCACACCTCTTTGCAATGAAAGATGTACGATATCCCAAGCTGCAATCCGATGCCGCGCTCGGTCGGGTCGTTATCGTTCATAAACTGTGGGAAGAACAAGTGACTTGCAAACGGTATTTTCTTCTGCCTTACGGCGAAGCGGCAATACCTGCGCGCCTTCTTTTTATTTTCCACCGTATCACCTGCAAAGGGCGATACGATATACACCTTCGGCCTTGAACGGAGTTCCTGCTCGCGCTGATACTTTTCGCGCTGCTTCTGCTTATATTCCCGCATCATTTTCGCCATTACTTCGCCTTCAACGGGGCTTGCATATCCTTCGCTGTTACGGTACATACTCACACCTCCAATTCATGAAGTTTGCCGAAGCACGTGCCGTGTTCGCCCTCTGCCACGATAGGAATATCGAAGCCATCGAAGGGACAACGCTCCATGGCGCTGCGAATAATATTAATCGCCTCCGCTTCGTGTCCTGCGTCCACCTCGAACAGTAATTCGTCGTGAATCTGAAGAATCGGTCTGATGTACGGCTTATCCTTGAGCGCTGCAATCAGTTCGCGCATCGCCAGCTTCAGTATCTCAGCTGCGGTGCCTTGAATGGGTGTGTTCAATGCGCATCGCTCCGCGAAACTGCGCTTACCCCAGTCGGTCTTATTATTGATATTCGGAAGGTATCTGCGCCTGCCGAATGCCGTCTCGCTGTATCCGTCGATACGGGCGCGTCTTACTGTGTCCTGCTGCCATTCGGTCAAATTCGGGTATCCGGCTTTGAGGTTTGCAATAATGCTTTCGCAGTATTCGTAGCTCGTTTCCAGTCCCGCTTTGAATTTCAGTGTGCGCTGCAGCCCACGGGGGAAGAGTCCGTAGAACGTACCGAAGTTTACGTTCTTTGCGATCGTGCGGCGTTCCTTGTAATCGGGGTTATCCTTATCCACCGCCTCGCTGACGGGAATGTTGAAAATGACCGAGGTCGTCTGCGCGTGAATGTCGCCGCCGCTGCGGTATGTATCCATCATTTTTTCGTCTCTGCAGTAGTACGCGCCGACGCGGAGTTCTATCTGCGAAAAGTCAAAGTCGAGGAAGCTCGCGCCCTCGCTGGCGATGACAAACTGTCGCACACCTATCGGGTCGCCGCCCTTACGAGGCATATTTTGCAAATTCGGGTTCCTTGCTGCGAAACGGCCTGTGTCAGTACCCATCGGCATCAAGTCAGGGTGAATTCTGCCTGTGGCTGTGTTGATATGCTTCATATACCCGTCGATGTAAGTGCTTTTGATCTTCGCCCATTTACGAAATTCTTGCACCGTCTCAAAGAATTCCACCAGTTCTGGTCTGTTCTGTTTGCAAAATGCTGTGAGCAGCTGCATCGCCTCATCGTCCGCTGCGTCCTGAAACTTTGCCGTCACCTTCACGACAGGGAGTCGCGCCGTCTTATACAGAAAATCCTTGAACGCTGCGGTGCCGCAATTCTCACCGATGTCTATGTCTCCCACAACCATGAGAATTTTCTCGCGCAGTTCAGTAATCTTTTCCTCGGCGGATGCCTTCTTCGCCTCCATGAGCGCTGCGTCTACACCGACACCGTTATATTTCATCATACCTGTGAACACGGCCGTAGGGCTTTCGATGCGCTCGCATACAACTTTGTGCTTCGGGATATTGTTATCAAACCACTCATTGAACGTGTGATAGAGCGCCAGCGCCCAGTCGCTATCCGCGCAGGCATATCTGCACGTATTCCATTCGTCGGGATCCAGTTCATCGAAGTATCTGCCTTGGGTGACTTCTTCGAAGGTGGGAAGTTCCACGCCGTAGAGATACGGAACGAGCTTTTTCAGACCGCAGTCGGAAAGTTCACGGAATTCCGTCTCCGTCTTCAGTGTCAGCTGCGCCGCCACGATTGTGTCGTATACCGGCTCTTGAATGACGATGCCGTATTTATAGAGGAACATAGCCTCGAATGCAAGGTTGTGCGCTATCTTGACAATGCTCTCGCTCTTGAACAGTCTGCCTGTCAGATATGCCATCACTACATTCACATCCGCATTGCTACCGTTTCTGTGGCGGAGCGGAATATATATGCCCGTGCCGACCTTCACCGAGAGGGAGATTCCGGTTATGCTGGCTTTGTGTGCATCCAGCGCGGAGTACTGCTCCTCGCGGTATGCTTCATCTGCGGAGGTCTCAAAGTCGAAGGATACGACCTTGGCATCTCCTATATATTTTTCGATTTCCGCAATGCTGCGGATTGTTTTATAGTCCTGCATATTGTCTCCTTTTTAGACAGGGTGGCAGCGAGCCGCCACCCCATCGTCAGCCCTTATTCCGCGTCGGTAATCTCTACGCGGCCTGCGAATGACTTGCACTGTTCGGTCATCGCATTGATGCTCTTGAGTTCCTCTGCGTTAAGCGTTCTGTCCGCGCTGCACACCACCTGACTGTATGTAATGCCGGTTGCGTTCTGCGCCTTCTGAAGCGTAAACTTTGTTACGACGCTGTTTGTTTTCTTACCTTTGGTAAGAAGTCTGGTCACATACTTAGTAAATTCCTTGAGCGATGCCGACGGAATCGTGAGAATTACGGGCAAGAGTTCACCCTCGCGGAGAAGGTAAACGCGGCGCTTCTGCTTGCACGCCATGCCGCCATTCTCGCCGCTGCCAAACTTGGAAAGTTCGCAGGTAGCGCAATTCTTGCATTCGCCCGTCTCTGCGACGAAGCCGATCTTACCGTCGATGCTGCTGCAGTCGGGAGGATTGTTGGCGCCCGTGAATTTGTCCTCGTAGTAGCTAAATACGGGGTGATGATAAAGAATTACCGCCTTGAATTCCTTTACGGTATCAGGGCTGGACGGGTCGTCGCCAGGTACCTCGTAGCTGATGCCGCCGCCTGCGGGAATACGGATTCTGTCGAATGTAGGAGTGAGACCGTCCATCTCCTCGCTGAAGAGTGCGCCAAGGTCTACTACCTCGGTCAAAAATCCTGCGTTTTCCTTCGTGATAAGTTCGTTGTTACTCATGTTTTTATCTCCTTATAAATTATTTAGATTTTAATACTCGAATCGAGGTTTGCTCATACGTGCTGATAAGACCTTCGAGCCAGTCTGGCAGCACATCGTCGTTGTTTGCCTTGAGTTCCTTAATCGTACCCGACAGGGTGTTCGTGTTGATCGTAAACAGATGCTCGAAGCCGTGCGCCTTCATCGCCGCGTACAATTCCTGCTTGCTTTCAGGGATTGCGCCAGGGTATTCCTTTACGACGAGACTGAACGTCCTGCCGTCATGCTTGAATCCGGTACATTCCTGATCGGTCATGCTCGCGATGAGCTGTGCCTCCACCTCATCAATCTGTTCTTCGATATCTTTAAGTCCCGCCTGCGTTGCGGACTTCAACTCACGGAGCTGTATCAGCCTGTCCGCGAGTTCCATCATGGTTTTATCTTCCATAGTTATCCTCCAATAAGTTGTTTATAGTCGTCCACCAAGAGCTTCGACACGTCCGCCTTCTGCTTCAGTGCCGCCATGACCTTTTCATCAATGGTGTTTTTGCAAACGAGGTGGATATATACGCCACGCTTTGTTTGTCCGATTCTGCGAATACGGGCGCGTGACTGCTCGTAATTCGCATAGCTGAAGTCGAGGGAATAATACACAGCAACGCTGCCTGCCG